GATGGCATTGTAGGCGGAATTATCGGAGCTATTATTGGTAACAATACTGGCAGTGGAGACAGCGAAACTGGAGCTCTTATTGGAGCTGTCACAGGCATTAGTTCAGGCGTTTTAAATCGTCGTGGCCAATACGGTCATTCACGCGGTGTACATCATGGTGGAATACATCAAGGTCATCGTATATTGTCACCGATTCCTCATCATCCAGTTTACACAACTGTTTACGAACAAGTGTGGGTACAACCTATCTACAATTACGATGCATACGGAAATCCTTTCGTTGTTCGCGCAGGCTACTACAAAACAATTACACGCAGAGTACGCGTACGCTAATTTTATTGTTTACAAACCATCAACATTGATATATTATTACATTATGACAGAAAAACAAAGGCTCGCGCTCATTAAGAAAACAGTCAAGCGTCTCGACAGGCAACGAAAAGGTCTGCCTGCTCGTGGACGACTCGCTAAGGCAAAACCTACAGTTATAGAAGATTATGTGGACTTCGCACCAAAGTGTGCAAGCGAAGATGACATCAAAGAAGAATTTGATTTCATGACAAAATACACTGCTGACTCACTCGTAGACCTAAGCGAATAAAAATATGGCTAAAGTACTAGATAAATATAATCGCGTTATCGCTTGCGATTCAAAATATACTGGCGAAGAACCTCAATGGGATGGATGTGAAAACTGGGACCCCATTAAGTTTATGACAAATCGAAATCGCATGTTCGGTTTCTATAACTACTACTTAAGTGCCAAAGACCTAAAGGCATTTGCTCTTGAGTGGATGAAGAAAAACAGTTACACGAAGGATCAAGTCAAGTACATAAAAAGCTTGCGAGATACACTTCCCTCAGTAACGACATCCAAACTCTGTAGAGCCATGAACAATGGTATGTTACCTACTTGTGATGGAGCCATGGAATATTATAAAGAAAAACCAGGGTATTCAAACCCTGAGCTTCATAATGACTTTGACTCTGTTAAGAAAGAGATCGATGGATTGCTCACTGGATTCAAAGTCGTAGATGATGAAGACACTGATGATAAGCCAACTGCTAAAGGACCTAATGTAAGTCCTATCGATAGACTTCGCAATAAGGTACAGACAACTGTGAACCGTGATCTTGATTGGATGCTTGATGATTGGATCAATGACGAAGTAAAGGTGACTGGCATTAATCTCCATGCATCTCTTAAGCAGAACTCGATACCAGCTGCAGGTCTTAAGTACGTTGATGAATGGCTTGAGTTCCAAAAATCAGAGCTTTCTGGAGCAGTTGACGGCGATGCTGACTGTGTCGAAGGCTATTCACATCTGACCAAAGCAGGCATTCGTAATCGAATCAAAGAGCTCGATAAGATGATCTCTCAGATGCAGAAGTACAAAGCTACACATACAAATGCTCGTAAGCCACGTAAGAAAAAGGTTCAGACTGCTGATAAGCAAGTCAAATCATTGAATTACCTAAGCGAATCTGACGAGTATGCTGTCACCTCTGTATCTCCAGTACAAATCCCTGGGTCGAAGAAGGTCTATACCTTCAATATCAAATATCGTAAGCTAACGGTGTATGAGTGCGATTCTACAGATGGTATATTCGTAAAAGGTTCTACGTTAAAGAACTTCGACGAATCTCGGAGTTATAGTATGACGCTCAGGAAACCAAACGATATACTCAACGCAATTGTAACACAAACTGAAAAGCGAAGCCATAAGATCATTGATGAACTGAAGACTAAGCGCAAACCTGCTAATGGACGTGTAAACGATCAGACGCTTATTCTCAAAACAATATAATGGCTAAAAAAATACAAATCAAAATATCGATGACACGCGAAGAGCTCACTCTTCAGACAGAGATGCTTGTTCATAAGGATAAGATGTCTTACGCAGAAGCTATATGCCATCTGTGTGAACAACGAATGATAGATCCTGCAGACATGGCAAAGCTTGTTAAAGGTCCACTCAAGTTAAAGCTTGAGGCTGAGGCTATGAATAGAAATATTATTAAGCGTACCACATCCACATTATTTTGATGAACGGTCATAAAGCATATTGCATCTATAGGTCTGTAGGATTGCATTTTACTCAAGAGAGTTATGATGCATTTAAATACAACTTTAAAACAAATGTCAAAGCTTCTACCTTTGAAAGAAGGAAAGACCGATATTTTTTCGAGAAGATTGCACGCAGATATCCTAACGAAGATGATTTAAAACTCTGCTTTGTTGACAACATTATTTCAGACAATGTGTGGGTCGGAGACATGGATGATGAGACTTATGAAAAACGAAACGCACATCGCCAAGCATTGAGCTATAATTTTGAAAAAGAAATTAAGATTATACGCGAAGAAGCATATAAATATAACCTCGACTTTGACGGAGTTTGCAAACCAAATTCTGACAAAAACGATAACCTCTTACTTAATCTCTATATGAGTCAAAAGATATCAGCTGATACCTTCGTGATTATAGATCATTTAGTAAGTTTTATCAAAAGCCTGAGGAGTGAACTCAAAGATCCATTAGGAATCGTAGAGTCTACTCTTCTTACACTAAGCAAATACCAAAAATTCATTGTTCCACTGATGGTTGCAAACCAAGACAAATATCGCATGAGACTCATTTTGTTGTTTACATCAAGACCTAATCAGTATAATATAGAGTTTGTCGGTATTAATAATAAACCGTAATACAAATAAATAAACCGCAATATAAAAAATAATATGTCGTTCGCGAACCTAAAACAAAACCGTGCATCAGCAATCGATAAGCTCATTAATGCAGCTTCTAAAGACACCGAAAAGAAATCATACGGTGATGATCGATTCTGGGCACCAACCGTAGATAAAGCAGGTAATGGTTATGCCGTTATTCGCTTCTTACCCTCCCCTGAAGGTGAAGACCTCCCGTGGATTAAGTACTGGGATCATGGATTTAAAGGTCCAACTGGTCGATGGTATATCGAAAACTCTCTTACATCGATTGGTCAAACCGATCCTGTAAGTGAAATGAATACACAACTGTGGAACACAGGTCGTGAAGAAGATAAAGAGCTTGCACGTATGCGTAAGCGTCGCCTTCATCACGCCTCTAATATCCTCGTTATCTCTGACTCTGCTAACCCACAAAATGAAGGAAAAGTTTTCCTTTACAAGTATGGTAAGAAGATCATGGATAAGGTAATGGATGTTATGCAACCACAATTTCAAGATGAAAAGCCTGTTAACCCATTTGATTTTTGGGGCGGTGCTAACTTCAAGCTGAAAATTCGTAACTTCGAAGGCTATCGTAATTATGATAAGTCTGAATTCGAAGGTTCTTCTGAACTATTCGAAGGAGACGAAGCGAAGCTCGAGTCTGTATATAATACTCTTCATAGCTTGAATGAGTTTGTTAGCCAAGACAACTATAAGTCTTACGCTGACCTAAAGAAGAAATTATATGAGGTCCTCGGTGAAGAAACTGTAGCAGATACATTTTCGACAGATACACAAGTCGAGCTTAACGAGACACTTCCACCACGAGTCGATGCACCTGCTGCTAAAGTAGATGTTCCTCAGGAAGACACTAATGTAAGCCTAGATACAGAAGATGATGGTGACACACTTGACTATTTTGCCAAGTTAGCTCAACAAGGCTAAGCATCTCTGAACTAGAATAAGTAGAGGGAAGTGGCTTATGTCGCTTCCCTCTTTTTTTGTTACCAACCTATGCATGTTTTTCCAAACATAGTGTGTGTTCTGTCTATGTGAGGTGGAGCAGAAATTGTTGTATTTGTTACTGAAGACTTTGAGTTATTTACTGAAGAATTATTAGGTGCAACAACTGCTCCTGCTCCTTTATCACTTTCACCCTTCAATTCAGCATTTTCCTTTTGAGCCATTGAAAGTTCTGGACCAGCCATTTCTGTACTCTTTTTGCCAAAGAATTTACCTAACATGCTTCCACCTTTCTCGACGCCATCTTTCGCCATGCCTCCAAGTTTTGAAGCACCCTTTAATAGCATTCCAGGAGGAGTAAATGATGCAGCCTTTTTAGCAAATTTTCCAGCTTTGGCCATCGACATCATCTCCATAAACCCAAGTTTCTTTGGTGCATCAGCAGCAATACTCGCAGCGGGTGAAGGTGCAGCTGGGTCAGC